GTAGGAGATGAGCTGGGTCGGCGTGGTGACGTACGTGGAGACGCGGAACTGCCACAGCCTGGTCGTGCCCAGTCCGGTGATCGTGCGTGACGTCGTGGTCTTGGACAGCCCAGTGTGGCCGGAGACGTCGGCCCAGGATGTCCACGTCGACCCGCCATCCGTTGAGTAGCGACTCTGGACGCTCTGAGAGGAAGCGTCACGCGCCTTCACAGTCCAGTCGAGATCGACGTCTGTGCCAAGACGAGTAGCCGTCACGTTGGTTGCCGCAGCGGGTGTCGTCCACACTGTGTTGGAGTACGCCCACGCAGACACGCCCTTCGAGTTCGAAGAGCGGATGCGCCACTGAATCTTATCGTCAGCTGTCGTAGTGGTGTCAGACCACGAACGAGACGACCCAGACACGCTGTCAGTCCAGAGGACCCACGTGTTGGTAGACAGCCGCCACTTCTCGATCTCGAAGTTATCGATGGGTGCGGCTGTCGTCGCCGTGGCGGACCACGTACCATCGTGGCGAGTATCCGACACGCGACTGAACGAGAACGCAGTCGGAGCTGCCGGCGGGTCGTACACCTTCGCCGGGATGCTGACCGTCGCCGACACCTGCGCCGAGAGCGACGCGCCCACATAGTCGATACCGGTCAGCGAGAATGCCACCGTCTGGCCCTGCGCCGAGTTGGTCAGCGTCACAGACTTCGAGAAGGTGTGAATCTGCTGCGAGCCGTTGGTGGCCACGTTGATCGACTTGGCTGATGAGCCGGACCCCAGCAGCGACCCGGACCAGCTAAACGTGTTGTTCGAGTCGTTGAAGCTGTAGCCCGCCTCGACGTACACCGAGCCAGTGACAGTGACGGACGTCTGACCTGCGGTCACTGACGGCACGGTGTACTCGAGCCGCAAGCGCATCCGCTGGTTGCTGGTGCTGTTGGGCACCCACGAGCCGTACACTGTGGTCACGAGGTAGCTCCTTCGTAGTGGGCGAGCAGATCAAGAGACTTGAGCCACTCGATTAGCCTAGTACCATCTCCACCGAAGACCCAGTCGGGAATCTCCAACGTGATGTGCTGCGTGATGTCCTGACGTGTACCGGTGCCCTGCCCGGCTCCGGCGAACGCCTGCTGCTGCGCGAGCGCGTTTGCTCTGGACGATCCCGAGTTGATATTCGGCGTGATTGTTCCGGGTCGACCGTTCGCAATAACAGACTCTGCCATGTCTGCAGCCGCAGCTGCGACGCCCGCGATGGACTTCTGCAGCCCGATCTCCAGACCCTCACCGGTCTGTTCGCCGAACCTGGCGAAGACCTTCGAGGGCGAGGCGATACCAAGCAGCCTCTTCGCGCCGTCGATGGCGCCTTGCACAACTCTCTGAGCTGCGTCAGCTGCTTTACGAGCCATGCTGCTGATGCCTCCGATGAGGCCCTGCACGATGTTTTGGCCCGCGCTACTGAGCCACGAGCCGGCTCCGGAGAAGAACCCAGTGATCTTCGACTTGATGGTCTCAACCGTGCTTACCACATTGCCAATAGCGTCGCTTACCGCGTTCTTGATGCCGTCCCACGCGTTCGACACGCCGGTCTTCACGGCGTCCCACGTGTTGCTCATGACGGTCTTGATGCCATCGATGATGCGACCGACCGCGTCCTTGGCAGCCGTGAACTTGTCGGAGATGTAGTTCTTGATCGCGTCCCATGCGGCAGACGTGCCAGTCTTCAGCAAGCCCCACCACGCGGAGAAGAGACCGCTGATGTAGCTAATCACACCCGACACAATCGCGACGATGGCGTCCCACACACCTGAGAAGATGAGCTTGATGCCTTTCCACACGCCAGCCCAATCTCCAGCGATCAGACTTGTGGCGACCTTGATGATGCCTTCGATGATCTTCATTGCGGCACCGATGACATTTGCGATGGTTTGGAACACCGACAACACGACAGGCAGGAGAGCCTGAATCGTCGGCACGAGCAGGGAGATGAGCACCGACACGACCTGCAGTACCGGCGGGAGAATCTGCAGGATGACGCCGATAAGCATCTGGAAGACCGAGATGAGCGGCGGCAGCAGCGAACTGATGAGCGATGTCAGAATCGGAGCCAGCCCGGTCAGAAGCTGCGCGATAAGAGGCGCGAGTGCAGTGATGAGTTGCGCGATGATGGGCATCAGCATGCCGAGCACCGACACGAACACAGGCAGGAGTGTCTGCGCTAGCTGCACGATAACAGGGATAAGCGCCTGACCGAGCTGCCCAACGAGGCTGAAGACGACGCCCAGCAGGTTGTTGATGCTGTTGCGCACGTTCTCGTTCGTTGCGTAGAGGTAGGTGAAGATGCCGACAAGGATGCCAACCGGCCCAGTGAGGAGCTTGAACAACGGGGCGATCCTGCTGATGACACCGCCCAGCCCCGAGAAGCCGGGCAGTAGTCGAGTGATAATGCCAGTGAGTGGTCCGAGCTTGCCCATGACACCCGCGATGGCCGTTGCGACGGCGGCGAGTCCACCACCAGCGAACAACTTGCCGAGATCAATCTGAGGCATCTCGAACGACCGTACGGCGTCGAACGCGGTACGAACCACCCCACCGAGTCGTTCGAAGAAGCCAGGGAGGCCAGAACTCGTGATCTCGCCGTCTCCGGCTCGAAATGCAGCGACGAAAGCTTGAACGCTACCGACGAGCTCGTTGAATACCGTCCTCGAGATGCCACCGAGACGCTCCAGGAACCCTGCGAACCCCGAGCTGGTGATATCCCCGTCGCCGGCGATGAAAGCCGCGACAAAGGCCCGTACACTCCCGACGATCTCATTGAATGCGTTCACTACAGCGGTACGAAGCTGCGGGAACGCACTCAGCAGCGCGAAGACGACGCCGATGGCAAGACCGATCGGGCCGGTGAGGCCAGCGAAGAGGCGACCAATGAGCGGAATCTGAGACAGCAGCGGTCCAAGCATACCAACCAGCAGACCAGCGATTGGCGCGATGAACGGTCCGATGCGGCTGAACGCGTCAGCGATCGCGGAGATGTCGATGGATGCCATCGCGTTTGCGATGACCTCACTGATGGCGACGAGACTCTTCCCGACTGACGCGCCGATCTCGTCGAACACAGGGCCAATGGTCTTGTTGAGAGCGTTGAGCCCGGTGCGGATGTTGTTGAAGAAGTCCTTGAAGTACGGGAACACGCCGCGCGTCAGAGCCTGGCCGGTCCGTGACAACGCAGCCATCATGTTCATGTACGCGCCCCGGGTCGTGTTGCCAGATTCGAGAGCGGCGCCACCGATGTTCTTCTCAATGNCCCGGCGGAACGTCTCCGAGTCGACCTCGCCGCGGCTAACCATGTCTCGCAGTTCGGAAGCAGTGACGCCGTACTCGTCCTGCAGCCACGTGAAGATCGGGATGCCACGATCAGCAAGCTGGTTGAGGTTGTCGGTGAAGACCATCCCAGAGGTGGTGGTCTTGTTGATGATGGAGCCCATCTCTTCCATCGACGTGCCAGCGATGGTGGCCGCGTCGGCGGTGAGCTTGAGGTAGTTCGTAAGTTCCTGGCCGGGCTTGATGCCGGCGGCAACGGCGGTCGCGGCAACGGTGGCCGCAGTGTCCAGCCCGTATGCTGTTCCCTCGACGGACTCGAGGGCGGAGTTCATGATGGCTTCAACAGACTGGGCGTCGTTGCCCAGACCGCGAAGCTTTGCTTGCGCGTCTTCGATCTTCAACTGACGAGCAATGCCGCCAGCGATGGCGATGCCAGTGATGGCCGAGCCGAAGGCCGCGATAGCGCCAGCTGCGACGCCGAACGATCCAACAACAGACGATACGAGGTTTGACGCACCAGACTTGAGGGAGCCGAGCGCAGACTTAGCTTGCTCGACTCCCTTCCCATCGTAGCCGATCTCGATGGACCCCTTGGCTGCCCCAAGATCGTAACTCATCGCCTACCTCTTCGCTGGATCGCGGAACATCTGCTTCTCGTTCATCCACAACGAGAACCGTTGTTCCCTCTTTCGTTCAATTGCCTCGGTCTTCTTCTCATTCTTAGTGTGTTCATCGAGATCTGCCTCAACCTCGATTCCGAAAGAGACCACCGCTTTGTCGAAAGAGTACGCGGTCAGCTCGTCCGAGATGAAGTAGATCTCACTCGGTTTCTTCTGAAGCTTCTGACTCAGAACCCACGCTTCCCACAGGTTCTTCGGATCCCGAACGAAACTGCTTGAGATCACGCTGACCTCCGACAGCGTGATTCATGATGAAGATGCGGTCGTCGAGGTCGATCATGTCGGTGTAGATGACGCCGTCGACCCGTCGGGTCGGATCGCTCGGTGTCATCACGACGGCGGGCTTCACGACGACGTGGCAGACGATGCGGTCGATCGTATGGATCAGATCATCGACGAGCGCATCGTCTTTGAGCAGTTCCATCAGCGGATCGTCGAAGTCCGCAGTCGGAGACTTCTTCGACTTCCCAGGTGCAGGCTTGACGCGGTTGACGTGCTCGGCCTGCACGATCTTCGACAGCATGTCGGTCTTGTGAAGAATCCCCGCCTTGAGCAGAGCTTCGACACCAGGACGTCGAACGAGGCACTTCTGCCCAGACGGGACGGTGAGATCGACGTACGCGCCGTCCGACCCCCAGTGAGTCGGTGCGTACTTGTCCTGCTGGGCGTTGGTGGTGTTGGTAGGCATCTAAGTGCTCCTTCCAGATGAACCGTCAGGCGATCGCGGTGACGGTGGAGTTGTGGGTGAATTCGTACAGGACATCCTCGCGACCGGTGGCCAGGGAGCCGAGAGCCGCCCCGCTGCCGGAGGTGAGGAAGAAGGAGCCATCCGAGAACTCGCCCTCGAACGATCCGGTGAGACGGCACCGGTCGAGAACGCAGTGGATGTCACCGCCGGAGTCAGAGATGGCCTGACCCTCGACCTTGAAGAACGGCCGCTTGTCGGTCGTCTTCTTCGTCATCTTGGTGACGACGTTGGGTGCGACACCGGTGGTGGTGATCACAGCACCGGTCATGATCTTCACGGCCTCGAACGACAGACCGCCAGCCTCGAGCTCCCACTCAACGGAGGGGCCCTTTCCGACGACGGTCACGACCTTGTCATCGCCGCGCAGCTCTTCGAAGTCCTCGGACTCCGAGAAGCTGAAGGTTCGACCGTTGGGAAGGTCGACCGGCGTTCCGAGGGTCGTCGCCGCCTCGTCCGTGTATGGCGTGATCTTGACATCACGCAGGCCATACGGGAGTGCAGTGGGCATTACCTAATCCTTTCTGGGATCTTTGAATCTGAGTGTTGCGATTAGCATCCCTGTGCGGGTGCTAAACTTGTGGATGACTGCGACCCCGCGGCCTGCGCCGCAAAAGCGTGAGCTGCACTTGATCTCGATGACGCCGTCATTGAGAATCCCGTGCAGCTTGTTGCTTTCGCACCGCAGGTCGGACATCAGTCCTTGACGACCCTGAACTCGTGATCGTTGAGAACGATCTTGGCCGCTTCCTCGCTGAGCGCCGACATCGGAATGCGGCGGCCGTTCGCACGAGACCACTCGACCTGGCGCTGCCCTTCCACGCCGACATTCTTGAAGTCAGCGCTGGAGATGGACCGCACGTCCGCGGAGCCGGTGTACTCGATGAATTCCTGCGGGGCAGGGGTGTTCTGTGCCATGTGTGTATCCTTCCCGATTAAGAACCATTGTATCTTGACGAGACTGTCGCAGTGAGGTATCTTGTGCACGTTCCGAACGCATCGTCGTACAGATCCCCGCTCACATCGCCACTCTTCGCTTGAACGAGTGTCCAGCCGTTCGCGTCGTCTACCTGAACAGCGCTGTTGATGATGTCGGTGACACGGGCGATGACACTGTCGATGCGGTCATACGACTGCATCTTGTCATGCACCCAGATGAGCACAGATGACGGTCCGTGGTGTCCGAACTGCTGGTCGAACAGTTCCCAGCGCACGATGATGAACATCTCATCTGCGGGCGTGTCAACGCCGCCAGAGCCGTACACCGACGTAACGCCGAGAGACGCAAGCTGGGCATCGGAGCTCAGCAGGGAGTAAAGAGCAGCGCGTGCAGTCATTACGAACCTCCGAAGACATTTGCAGCGAAGCCTTGCGCGATCGTCTGCATAACGAGTGGGCCCTCGTGGTTCACCGTCGGCCTAATGATGCCGTACCGGCCGCCCCACCTGACCTCAAGCCAGATGCCGTATGATACCGAGTGCGAGACGACGATGCGCCACAGTGCACCGTGTTCCTCGGTGACTGCGATGAGGCCGTTCCTCGCGTTCGACGTCTGATCGGTCCACGTTGCGTTCTTGCGCATGTACGCCTGTGACGCCCTTGCATGGTACTCCATTGTGGCACGGAGGAATCGCTTGGCCTTGTCGTCAGCGTTCTTGATGCGGTCGACGAGCTGCTTGTCGTCCCACTTCATCGTGTAGGTGATCACGTGCGCACCACCACTGCGCGTCGCTCCCACCCGTTGTCCGGGTAGATGCTCTCGACACGCCACGTGTTGCCGCCGTGGCTGAACGTGTCGTGGACTGCGATCTGTGCATCGTACACACCGATAAGCATGAAGTCCATCTCGCGCTGCGTTCCGTCAGCGGCACGAAGAGGATCAGGAATCGTCGTGGGCTCAACGAGCCGCATCACCTGGCTTGCACGCGGCGTACCCGCCACGAGCGTGTACCCGCCAGATGCGGTTTTCTGACGCTCCATCGGTATGAGCGTGATATCGATCGGCTGGGTCGAGATGAACGCTTCAGTGAGCATTCTCTGCACACCGAGATCATTCCCCAACACTGCGGACGATCCTTCGAGTACGACCGGGGCGAGGCCCAGTCGGTTCGAGTCCAGCGGCAGACGCTTCGTACCGTTCCGCCATCGCTAGAGCTTGGGTGTAGAGCTGGCTCAGCTTGCGGCTGCTTGAGCCCTCTTGGATGTCGACAAGCCCCGCCTGCCGAGAAGCGATGCGCCGCCACAGGATCGCCATCATGCCGTCGAACGACGACTCACTCTCAGCGTAGGCTGCGAGGATCTCGTCATCAGTTAGAGTCTGGCCGGGCAGGAGTGTCCTGACTTCTGCGACCAACTCCAGCTCTTGAAACGTTGCCATCATGCACCTTTCTGTGTGCGTCCCGCTGAGGCTGAAAGAGGGGCCGGGATGCTAGTCCCGACCCCTCAATCCATCACCCTAGGTAGCGTCGGGCGATCACTTCTTCGCAGAAGTGGTCTTCTTCTCCTCTTCGGCGGGAGCTTCCTCCGTGGCCTCGGCGGGGACCTCAGCAGTCTGCGCGAGCGCATCCTGCTCGGCCTTGATGTACTCCACGTCGTTGAGCGGAAGACGGGTCTTCAGCTCAGCGATCTGCTCGTCCGTCAGCGGACCGTCAATACGCCGGCTCATCAGGCGTACTCGGTCGGGACGGTGTAGCCGCCGGCACCGATCTGCATGACCATGCCCGCGCCACGCTGGCGAACGCCAGTGCCGAAGCCGCGGATGTAGTACGAGTCGATCAGCGGGTAGGTGTCTTTGCCCGGCAGGAGCTTGAGCCCACGAAGCGACGGCTGCGCGTGCTCGCGGAAGCCGATCGGATTCGCGATGTTCCCGGGACCACCGGACGCCAGGGCGACCATGTAGCCGGCGGGAACGTAGGACTCCTCGATGATGAGCAGCGGGCCGTAGGCGCCGATGACGTTCATGCCACGGAAGGTGTTCGAGACCTGCGAGCCAACGAGCGTCGGCTGGCCGTTCTGCGACACCATCAGCAGGGACTGGCCCTGCGACGGGATGAAGTCGTAGGTCGCGACTGCGGTGTTCGCGTTGGTCTGGCCAGCGCGGAACAGACGGATCGCGGCCGCCTGCGCCTCGTTGACCATCACGAACAGCTGCGTGCCGTTCTCCGCGCCGTATCCGAGCTTCGAGAACGACGTGATGATCTCGTCCAGATCGCCGGAGTCGACCGTCGCGGCGCCGCTGGAGCGGAAGTGGGTGTACGTCCCGGTGAACGTGTTGTTCTTGTAGGGCGGCGGCACCGTGCCGTCACCGTTGTAGAACGAGTACACCGTGTAGTTCTGGCCGTTGATGTCGGCGGTGCGGTTGGTGTTGCGGAACAGCGTCCGCATCACGTCCCGGAAGATGAGGCGGTTGTCCGCCTCGAGCACCGACGCGTGCACGGCATCGACCTGCGCCCGCGACGCCTCGGCGAGGAACCGCCAGGTGAAGCGAGTGGCGATGTCGTACCACTTGAACGAGAAGCCCAGCTGGAAGACACCGGACGTCGGGCGGGTGCCCTGGGGGACGCCGTACTCCGACGCCTCCTCGAAGTCCGAACCAGCGCCGCCCTGCGGAACCGTCTCGACCGGGTTGGTGACGGTGAACGTCAGCAGGTCGATCAGCTTCTGGCGCTGAGCGTTCTGGACGTTGATCGTCGCCTGGTACTCGTTCCAGACATCGTCGAGCGGGGTGCCGTCGGCCAACTGCTTGACGACATCCGCAGACGCGTTGTAGCCGCGTGCCATGTCAGATCACTCCTCCGACTCGAACCACGAGGCGAGTTGCCTCAACGGTGTGGCCGATGCGGTAGGACCCCACGGCCGTTGCGATGGCGCCGCCAGCGGCCACGCCGTACTTGGTGCCGGCCGTCAGGCCAGCGACGTCGACGATCTCGCCGTCCGTCATGACGTCGGCGATCTCGCCAGCGCGCATGACCCGGTCGGCGACGAAGACGCCGACTCCGCCAGACTGACCGGCGGTGCCTACGACGACGCGACCGTTCGCGTCGAGGGAGACCCCAATCGGGACTCCGACGTTCGCCGGCAGCACGTCAGCTGCGAGCGGAGCACGGAAGCCACCGGAAATGGGATCGTACTTGTCGTACCTTGCCATTTTCCTCTCCTATGTGTTGGTCTTGGGGACTTTCGGCAGGGACTACCGACGAAGAGCTGGGAACTTGTTCACCAGCATCTCGTTGTCGGGACCCTGCTGCCGCTGACGCCGTGTCGGCTGGCCAGAAGGCGGCGGAGTGTGACCATCGTCATCCTCGCTGCCGTCGTTCTTGTCCAGCAGGTACGGTTCAGCCTCAGCCAGCGCCTTGATGGCGTCGTCGAGTCCTTCGAACTCGCCGTCATCGTTGATGGTGACCTTCTCCCGGTCGAGCAGCTTGAGAGCCGTCTTCGGGTTGCGCCACTTGTACTGACTGTTCGAGAGGAACGCGTTCTCCACCTGGAGATCCATGCTCTTCTGACGATACAGATCACGCTCCGACTTTACGGATTCGAGCTCGTCGGCGACGCGCTGCGTCTCCGTCTTGTTCGCATCCTCGAACTTCTTCAGCTCGGCCTGCACTGCGGCGAGCTCGCTCTGAAGGTTCTTCTTCTCGTTGCGGTGCCGAGCGTTCTCGTCGCTCAGCTGCTTGATCCGAGGGTCCTTGCGCGCCGCGCCGTCGTCCTCGCGCTCACCGTCGTTGTCATCGGTGTCGTCAATGTCGTCGTCCTCGCGAACATCGTCATCAACATCATCATTCGGGCTCTGCCCCATGACTGTAGACCTCCGGTCTTAGATGTGTCTGGCTTGACAGGTATTAAGGTACCACGGCCGCGAAGCTGTTGCACTAGTTGACAAGAGCATCTGGTGGTGGTAGTGTTGTGCATACCGGTATTGACACGAGAAAGAAGGACACATGATGGATCCGCTGCTCTACCTATCTATCGTGGTCGGCGTCCTACTGCTGATCCACGGTCACAGGATCAACACACTGGACCGCCGGCTCAAGGCTCTTGAAGGCGAGGCCGACCGATGAGCGTCACCGAGTGGATCACCGAGGCGCGCCTGCGTCTTCTCTCGCCTCGGCGTGTGGGCAAGACGTATATCGCCAACGTTGCTCTCGACGCGCTGGAGGCCGTCCTGGCCTTCGCCACGGCGGAGCGGGACAAGATCAGCCGCACCTACATCACGCAGCCAGACACGGCCTACGCGGGCTACGCCAACGCGATGGACGACGTGATCCGCACCATCGAGTCCGTGCTGGTGTCCGAGCGGCGGGAGCAGCGATGAGCGAGTACGTCACCGACGAGATGGTCAAGCGGGGAGGCGATGCGCTACATGCCGACGCTTGCCCATACGACGGCGAGTGTGCCTGCGGCGGTGACTTCGACCGCGAGGCCCGCATAGTCCTTGAAGCCGCTGCCCCGCTGATCGCGGCCCAGGCGTGGGATGAGGGGTACGCCGAGGGCGGTCGAGGGCGGATGTGGGACTCCATCAACCCCTACTGCGCCGACGCACGAGAGGACCACCGATGAGCTGTCCATTCTGCGCCCGCATCGAACAGATGGACTTCGATCAGGCGTACAACTCGACCGTTGTCCGCTTCGAGCCGCTCAACCCCGTGACGCCCGGACACATGCTGTTCGTGCCATGGCATCACGCCGAGCACCCGGACGCCACGGCCGTCCGCGCTGCAATGGGTTACGCGGCGAGGTACGCCGACGGGCGGCGCGAGGACTTCAACCTCATCACTTCGTCTGGCGCATCCGCGACACAGACCGTGCCCCACATCCATGTCCACTACGTGCCCCGCCGCCAAGGGGATGGGCTCGCGCTGCCATGGACGGCCCAGCAAGCAGGACGAGAGGACCACCTGAGATGAGCATCGACCACCCCGGATTCATCAACCCTGACCCCAGGGGCTTCCTGCCGTGGCATCCGCACGGCGACCGCATCGCCGACGCCTTGGAGCGCATCGCCGCCGCGCTGGAGCGCGCCTACCCGCTCGACCTGCGCGACTCTGGCCTGACGCGCGCCTGGGACGACGCCGAGATCGCACGCGACCCCAACCGCTGCGAGCCGGGCTGCATCCGGCCGTCGCTGCATGGCGGGGACTGCGA